GAGAGTTCTCCACCCAAGAAAAGTATTCCTTTGAAAGCGGTTGTTTCTGATTATAAGAAACGTAAATGTAGATTTTGTACGGGTGTTGATCATCCGTTCTGGCTTTGTCCAGTTAAGCCGAAAGGCTACAAAACTTTTCCGTCTGAGAAATGGAAAGCTATGTCTGAAGAAGAGCGTAGTTCTATTATTAGGGATAATCAAAAGTATCTTCCGAAAAAGGTTGTTGTTAAGTCAGTTAAGGTTCAAGCACCTACTGTTCAGCAACCAAGGAAAGTTGTTCCACAATCTGCATCTAAGCATGATCCTATTTTAGGAAACCTCCCCCAACATGATAATATGATTCCTATTTATTCCCCTGTCGGAGGAAACGACACAGGAGTTAATTCCGAATATATCGGAACGATGAATAAATTAGATTATAAGGGTGTTTTGGTTTATACTATAACCGAACATCAATTGAAATTTCCTGGAATCTATTACAAAGAACATTTGAAAGATGATGTTGAATTTGGAACGGGACCGCCCCATTTGTTGCCTACTCAAGAGTATTGGAAGACTCTAGGCAATGGATCTATATCCATTTGTTACATTGGAGCGGATAAGCTTATAGGAATAAGGAGTGCAAAACGTGTTCGCGTTGATGCCCCGCAACGGAATGGAAAATATGAATGTTTAATGATCGGTTTGGATCCGACATCAATGCAGCGTATTATCACTGCTACTTCATATGAATGGTCTGGTGATCCTTGTAAACCAGTTACTCATTCCGCTACAACCCACAATTATAGTTGTGGTGCGTTGTTATATGACACAGAGCTTATGGCTGTTATCGGTCATCACCATGGAACATGGGGTCCCGATAAGAAACATGGATGTAATAATCTTTGTTCGCCTTTAAAAGCGATGGGGTTGCGCCAATAAGCACCCCACCCAAAAGTCATGGCGGGTACGTTCCCTTGAGGGTTAATACCTCGGGAAAGTCCTTATATAAGAATCTTCCGCTCGCGGGAACTTTGCCAGGTTCCGAGTTTAAATTACATAATTCACGGCTTATGAGCCGTCGTGAGTCGGATTTTTCAAAGCATTATGGTATAGTTGGTACGGCTAGTCTAAAAGAACTTGCCGGTGAAGAGTTTTATGTTGTGAACCCAACTAAAGCCAACTATTATAAATCAGTATCTTCGTGGGATGAAAAACCCGATTATTCTTATCAGAATACTGAATCCCATTTGTGGGGATTGGAGTTTTTCAGTCATTTTTATGGCCCTATAATGAAAGACTGTGTAGCGAACGCTGAAGAAATTTGCGCCTACATAGATTGGAGTAAATCTCCGGGTCATTGCCATACTTACTTTGGCTTTAGAACAAAACAAGAACTTGTAAGTTGTATTGCAGATACTCTCTTTTTTGAGAGGACTGGTACTATTCCTATTTATACCGTTAGTGGTAAGGTGGAGTTCCGTTCTAAGAAGGATATTGAAGCTCTCAAAATTAGGTTATTTCAGATACCCTGTTTTGAGTTGCTCTATTCTCAGTTGAAGTTTGGAAAGCGCATTTCCTTGCGCCTGAAGATGCTAGGATGGTCAGCATATGGTTTTAATCCTTATGCGGGTGGCTTTGATAAGTTAGCACAAAAGCTATTATCAAAACGCTGGA